ACCAGACGTAAAAATATTATGGAAAAATATAAATCAATATTATGATAGAAATTTTAGAACGAAATAAAAATGCTGATTTTGATGAAAAAGTTAAAATATTTAACGAAATTTCTCAACAATTATATAATTTTTTAGGATTAAATCATCCTGTTTTAAATGTTCAACTGCGAAAAGCTGAACAAATTAAATCAAATAGTTACAATCCTAATAAAGTTGCACCACCAGAAATGAAATTGTTAAAAAAATCTATTGAGGAAGATGGAGTAACTATGCCAGTAGTAATATTTGACGATGAAGTAGTGGATGGTTATCATAGAACTACAACTATTATTAATAATAAAAATATTTATGATAGTTTAAAAGGATATATCCCTGTTAGTATGATAAATAAAGATATTTCAAACAGAATGGCATCAACAATTCGACATAACAGAGCCAGAGGTTCACACGATATTGAATTAATGACTAACATTGTTTCTGAATTAGTGAAAGCAGGTCAATCTGATACTTGGATAATGAAACATATAGGAATGGATGCCGATGAGGTTCTACGATTAAAACAATTATCAGGAATTATCGAATTATTTAAAAACAAAGAATTTTCTAAATCACTTGAAACAATATAAAATGAATCCAAATCCAAAAATTATTGAAGCCCGAAAAATGCTACTGGGATATTTGGCATATAAAGCCAAAGAAAAAAATATAAGTATAGAACAAATATCTAAAAAAACAGGATATACTGTAATTAATGTTGAAAGATTATTATCTGGAAAATATAATCCAAGTTTAGAAATTTTTATTACTTTAGCAGAAGCTATTGACACTTACTTTTTTGTCGTTGATAAAGATGAAAAAGATGATGAATATGTTGAATTTATGAAAAATCGTTGGGAACAAAACAAAAACCAAAGTTAATGACAGGAGAATACAAATTAAACAAGTTACTTCGTGATATTATCGAAAAAGATTTCAATAATAATCAATCCGAATTTGCACGTTTTATGAAAACTACCAAACAAGAAATTTATCGACTTTATAATAATAAGTTTCCACTAAGCTACAAACGTTTCAGAGTTATCGCTGAGAAATGTGGTTATTTGGTTAATATTTCAATAGAAAAAAATTGTCCTTTATAAGGACTTTTTTTTTTATCAATATTGCACCTATGATACACATTTCTGAAGCTATTAACATATTGAATGATAAACAACCGCATGACATTGTTTTTGTATCCAAAAGTAAAGGCACAAAAACAGTTATGACAAATACTGTCGTGCTTTCTTCGTGTTTTGAAAAGCGTAAATTCAATGTTAAAAGTTTGAATTCTAATCAAATCAGAATGGTGTATTATGTACTAATTATTGAAGTTGATAACCAAGAAGTTTATTTATGACACCAGAAGACAACTATTTTTCAGGCGTTCAAATTTTAAAGTTTGACGATGCTATTTTCAAAATCAAATCATCTGAAGAAATCTTTGAACCGGTTACAGAACCGCTCAAAATTGCTGAAGTAACCGATAGAGGTGTTGTTCCGTGGGGACAAAATAACAACCTACCTTTGGAAATATTAGAGTTAATAGGAAGTAATCCGGTCGCAAGTTCATCTCTTGAACATAAGATTGATGTATCTTTCGGCGGAGGTGTAAAGTTTGGTAAAATTGTAAACAAAGAATTTGTTGAATACACAGTTGATGAAATCGAAAAAAGCAAGGAACTTACAGAAATTCAAGAGTTTTTTGATAACAATAATATCAACGAACAATTTGCTGAAATTTTAACTGATTTGCAGTGGTTCTCAAATTCTTTTGTTGAAATAATTTTGAACAAAGATTTATCAAGTCGCCGAAAAATTACACGCTTGACTGCTAAAGAAGCTACTTACAGCCGTCTTGAAGTTGCCAATCCAAGTACCGGAGCTATAGAAAATCATTTTTATTATGGTGAGTGGCCCAAAAAACCAAAAAAGGAAGAAGTCAAAATAACTCCTATTGTAAACTCTGCCAACGAACTTAAAATTAAAATCGGTAGAATTTCAGACGGAATAAAACCATTGAAAGATGACAAAAAGTTTCGTTACATTATTCCACTTCGTTTGAGTTCCCCTGGTAAGCTCTACTATGCAACTCCTTATTATTATTCCATAATCAAAAGCGGTTGGCTTGACTTTGCCAACTCTATTCCACAGTACAAAAAAGCTTATATGCAAAATGCAATTTCAATAAAATACATAATTGAAATCAGCGACAAATATTTTCCACGTATTTTTAATCAAGAAGGAATTACAGAAAAAAAATTAAAAATTGAACGTGTAAAAAAAGAAATTGACGACATCAATAAATATCTCAAAGGAGTTGATGCAGCAGGTAAATCAATGGTTACTTATTTTCGTGAAACTCCGGACGGTAAAATTGCAGTTCCTGACATCAATATAAAAATACTTGACCGCAAACAAGGTGGTGAATTTCTTGATGATAGTCAAGAAGCTAATGCTATGACCTTTCTTGCTTTCAGAACACACCCATCGCTCATCGGAGTCATTCCTGGTAAGACTACTTCTAATTTGTCAGGTTCTGATAAACGTGAACTTTTACGAATTGCACAAAGTTTACAAACTCGAATTAGAATTTTGGCACTCAAACCACTTTATATAGCAAAAGAAATAAATCAGTGGCCCAAAGAAGTCGTTTTTGCCGTTAGTGATGTAATTCTTACAACACTAGACCAAGGTAAAGAAGTCCAAAAAATAACAAACACATAAAAAACTAAAAACGCACCCCAAAAGTGCGTTTTTTGTTTTTTTTATTTTGACAAAATATTTGTATTTTTAATAAAAAAAGTCTTATTTTGTAAAAAAAAACAATGAAACAACTTGACCTGTTTGAAGATAATTTTAATCCTGAAAACTTTGAAAATCATAGCATAGAGAATGGTTTTACCTTTTGGTGGGCAAGCACTTTAAGTGATTTGCTAGGTTACAAAAACTTAGAAAGTTTACAAAATGCAATAAATAAAACTATTACTGTTTTTACTAATCTTGGAATAAATATTTTTGAAAATATTATTCAAGTAGAAAGAATAATTGACGATAAACAAGTAATTGATTATAAATTATCTCGCTTTGCTTGTTATTTAATTGTGATGAATGCTAATGTAAAAAAACAAGCTGTTTCTTTAGCTCAAGCTTATTTTGCTTCTTTGGCTGGTGCTATTCAAAATTATTTAACTGAAATTGAACAAATCGAAAGGATTAATATTAGAGGAGAAATATCTAAGCACGAAAATAGTATTTCTGCTACTTTTAAAAATGCTGGTGGCGAAAAATATTATTTTTTTCAAAATGCTGGATATAGAGGTATGTATAATATGAACATATCTAAACTTAGAGAATTGAGAGGAATTGAAGATGATAAAAGCCCTTTGGATTTTATGGGTTCAACAGAATTGGCTGCCAATCTTTTTAGAATTACTCAAACAGAAGAACGTATCAAAAATCAAAAAATAAAAGGTCAAAAAAATTTAGAACAAACTCACGAACAAATGGGTAAAATGGTTCGAGATACTATGATTAGAATGAGTGGTACTGTACCCGAAAACCTACCAAAAAAAGAAGACATAAAAGAAGTGAAAAAACAATTAAAACAAAAAAACAGAGAACTAAAAAAAATTGATACCAAAAAGAAAAACTAAAAACGCACCCACAAGTGCGTTTTTTTTATTTTTAACTTTCTTTCAAAAAAAATTCCACATTTTTTTTGTTTTTCTAAAAAAAAAGGTTTTATCTTTGCAATATCTAAACGAAACCCAAATGTTAAACTATTTTATTTTATATAAAACCAACCTTGCCTTGTTATGGTGTGCATTTCCGAAAGGAATGCAGCGTTGTTTCGACGTAGATAGCCATCATCAAGGCATTTGTTTATTAATATCTAAACGAAACTATCATGAGAAATTTAATTATTTCCTTTCCGGAACATTACTACGGAACTTATGTAGTAGAAGAACTTATTGAGTCAATCAATGTGTTAATTACAAATATCGAAGGCGATATTTATACAGAAGAAATCAGTATGGTTTTTGAGTTGAACAACTCCCTGCAAGCCGTACTAATAAAATCTCTTAAAAACCAAAAAGAAATAACAGGCAAAGGCACTTTATTAGTTCTTAATTTGCCATTGTCTCAAATATCAGAACTCAAAAAACAGTTAATCACAATTTTACAAATTGCAGATGGTTCGTTGATGTTGCAACAGTTTCGTCGTGTGATTGATTTGATAAACGACATTGATATTTTTTTTAATTTCAAAAGCAATCGCATACATACCAGAAAAATACAAGCCCAAGAAAACAAACAACCGGCAAAAGCTCATTAATTTAAAAATATTTTTAAAAAAGTATTGCCTATTAAAAAATAAATTATATCTTTGTATCGTTAAATTTTTAAAATCAAAAAATATGAAAAATACAGAAATTGAATGTACTGAAGTAGTAGATTTTAACCATTCAAAAATGGTTTGTCCGATAATAAATAATGAACCTTATGTTTTAGTTAAATCAATTGTTGAAGGAATTGGTTTAAATTATGAAAACGCATTAGCTAATTTAAGAAATTCAAAATTTAATACATACTGTTGTGAATACAACATTATGTCTGAAAAATATGGAGACATACTGTTGTCAAATTTAAAGTTAAATTATGGATATTCTTATCTTGCAATCCCAGTTAGAAAAATTGCAGCATGGCTTTATTCCATTAACCCAAATAAAGTAGGTAAAGAAGCTAAACCTATTTTATTAAAATTTCAAGAACGTTGTGATGATGTTTTGTTTCAATACTTTTTTGGTCGTAAAGAATTAGATATAGTTTATTTTGATGAAAAAAAAGAACTTTTAAAACAAAAACGTAATTTAGATGTAAAAATAAAATCTCTACGAACTGCTATCTTTGAAACAACTGAAGGGAAAGAATTAAATCAAACAGAAATTGAGTTAAAAAAAGTAAAATCAAAACTACAAAAATTAGAACAAAAACAATTTGGAATGATTTATAATTTATTTGACCAACAAACTGAAAAAATAGAAATAGGAAATTTAACTTGATAAACTTTAAAAATGAAAATAAATTACGATTGAACTATGGTGATTATCCCCATAGTTCAATTATAAAATAAAATTCAGTTATATCGCTTAGGGATATAACTGAATTTTATTATTTAAAAAACAAACACATAAAAATAATGTCCTTTAGTAGGACATTTTTTTTTGTCATTATTGCAAAAACACAAAGCAATAATGACAACAATTTTCAAAGACATAGAACAACTCCGCAACTTTATAACTATTGATATTTCATCTGATTTAGATGTGGTTTTGCCGTATCTGAAACAAGCTGAAAAATATGTAAAAAACATTTGCGGTGATGAGCTTTTTGCGTTGGCTTCTGAGTACGTCAATCAAATAGTGGAAGAAAACCAAGAACCGGAAGTAGATGAAACGTTAGATTTACTTTTGCCTTACTTACAGTTGCCTTTGGCTAATTTTGGTTATCTGTTAGCTATTGACAAACTAAATGTAAACGTTGGTAATACCGGAATAACTGTTACTGTTTCCAATAATCTCGAACCTGCATCATCTTGGAGAATTGACAGACTAAAAGAAAATTTAACCGCCGCCGGTTATGATGCTCTTGAAGATTTAATCAAATTTTTGGAGAAAAATAAAGAACAATATCCCGACTGGCAAACTTCTGAAGCGTACAGCTACAACAAACAATTTTTCATTAACAATGCAGATGAGTTTTACAAATCAATTCACAAACAAATTACACGTATTGAATTTCTTAACTTAAAAGAATTTATCGCACTTGCTGAAATTGAAGTGCTTGGTATTGTTGGAAACGAACTTTTTGAAATACTCAAAGCTGAAGTTCTAAGCGGAGAAATATCAGAAGTAAACTTAAAACTTATGCGGTTCATAAAACCTGCAGTGTGTTTTTTATCGCTCACAAAACAAAAAGAAAATCAATTATATTCTTTTGAATCCTCCAGACTACTCGAAAATCTAAAAATCTATTTGGATAAAAACGCATTGGATTTTCCGGAATATCTAAATTCAACTTGTTATTCAACTTCAAAACCTGATTACAATTCTGATGAATCGGGCTTATTTACTTTTGGCTTATGAAAAATATTTTTATCAATAATAAGAGTTTTGTAATTCCTTCAAAATGGAATGAATTAACAAAAAAACAACTGCTTTACATTGCTTTTTTGCTTAGTCAAAAATTCACTAAAGAAGAAATTGTTGTACTTCTTACTATGTTTTTTTCAAAATATGGTGTTCGTAAAATCTCAAAAATTGAACCTTTGATTTTCAAAGAACTTGAAAAACATTACAATTTCATTTTTGATATAAAACTCACTGTAAACCTTTTGCCTAAAATATTCATTCGTTTCAAAAGATTTTATGGGCCTACTAAAGCACTTTCAAATATGACTTTTGAACAGTTTTTTGTTTTTAGCGAATCGTATTTTGATAATTTCACAAAAACAGGTTCTCAATATTCATTGGACTTACTTATCGCATCACTTTACACACGCCAGCAATACAAGTTTGAGCCGTTGGAAGTAGAACAAAATGCAAAGGTTCTCAAACATCTTTCGCTTAAAGAAAAATACGCAATTCTTATTTTTTATCAAGGAAACAGAAATTTCCTTGCAAAACAATTCAATAAGTTGTTTAGTTCCGGTGATACTGATTCAAAAAAAGAATACGATTTTCTCGGATTAGTTGAATTGCTTAATAATAAAGATGTAAGCAAAAACAATCAAATCAAAAACACAAACATTTACGAAATTTTTACTTATTTAACTAATTTGAAATCAAAATAATGAATGACAATGTAATTACAAAGTTTATTGAGCTGATAGGAACTTGGAGTGCCGGTGCTCAAATATTCGGTTTTTTAGTGTTACTTTTTTCAATTGCTTTTTTTATGTTCAAAGATTTCAGAACAGGGCTTTTAAGTTTGTTTTATGCATTAGCAGGTTATTCAAATGATAATCCGATGAAACATCCTTTTTTTATGCAAAAAGCATTATTGCTTTTGCAAGTGGATAGAGTTGATTTCTTAGATTGTCATAAAACTTGGTTATTCAAATCATTGCTGACTATCAAAATCAATATTTCATATCTGTTGGTTGAAGAATTTATAAAAAGTAAAGTTTGGGTAAAACAAAACAAGTACGAACTACAAACCAGCTTGCTTGTTTTGGTCAATAATATTATTGGAAAATACGAAACAGATATTGAACAGGCATACATCAATAAGTACAAATCATCAGGAACACGACTTTATAATTTGGTTTACAACTCCGAAAAAGGTTTCAAAAATTATCACAAACGTAATGTTGAACATATCCAACAAAACATCTCAAAAATATTTTCTGTAGATGGATTTTCAAACAAAGAAATTATAAACTCTTTTGTACTTCAAATTTGGGTTGCACTTGACACTGCAATCAATGACTGTTATATAACTTTCAAAGGTTTAAACGGTGATGTAGCAAAAGAAATTGAAAAATCACAATTAAATTAAAAGTTATGTTTGATATAATTTCATATTTCAAAAACATTGCAACTTCTCATAAAAAGATTTTGCACACAGAACAAAAACCCGCTTTTTTCCGTGAATTTTCAAGTCGTAAAGTAATCCTTGACAACTCGGATTTACTTATGAATATGCGAAATAGTTCTGATGTTGTTTTGGTTGCTCAATTCAACGGTGAAACAAATTACGCTGACAATATTGATAACAACACCAGAACTCACATAGGTTCTATTTTCTTAATCAAAAAAGTAAAATCAACAGCTTACATCACCATCGGAGAGGCTCGCACCGAACTAACTGAAGTTTGGGATGATATTTTTGCAAAAATCAAAAACGACATTCGCAAAAATCAACTGCCAATTTTCAGCCCATCAGCTCAAACTTCTAGCATAGGAGCTATTGCAGATAATTATTATGGTATAAGTGTTTTTTTTAGTTACAGCGAAAATATTGTTCATAAATATGATACCAATGTATGGAACTTGAATTAAATAAAGAAGAAAAAGTCAGTTTTGAAAAGTGGGCTAAATATACCGTACAAAAATTTGAATTTGCAGTTTCAAAATTCAGATTACACGATACAGGTAAATTAATCAATTCATTTCATTATCAAGTTCAGCAAGAAGCTAACGGCGATTCTGCTCTCATAACTTTCACATTTGAATATTACTTGAGAATGTTGGACATGGGAGTTGGACGTGGAGACAAAAGAGATGACTTTGATAACAAACGCAAAAAATATCCGGTTTACAACAAAATATTTTGGGGCGAACTTCAACGTTTGTCAGAACTTTTACAAATTTATTATCTAAAAACAGCACAAAAAATAATCGTATATGGCACAGATTGACGGCAATGTTAAAATTAATGTAAACGCAAATCAAGCACTTCAAGAACTTGCAAAACTTGACAATAAAGCATCGGAGCTTCGTCAAGAAATTATAAAACTTAATAAACAAGAAGTTTTAGACAAAAAACAGTTACGTTTACTTGAACAGGAACTCAAAAAAGTTGAAAAAGAACACAGAAATTTACGTCAATCTGCTTCTGATTATAATAATGTTCTTAAAAACTTGAAAGGTTCTAGTATTGAAATGCTTAACCGTGCTTACAAACAACTAAATAACGAAGTCAATAAACTCGAAAGAAACACAGAAGAATGGAAACAAAAAACCTCAAACCTTAGCAAAATAAAATCTGAAATAGATGAAACAAAGGCAAAAATGAGAGGTTTGAATAATGCTGTTTCTGAATCAAAAGGTGGAGTTGGAAAGCTAGCTGACGGATTTAATCGTTTTGGAGGAATAGCTTTGGGTATTATTGCCGGTGTTACAATGTCTATTTCTTTATTAAGAAATGTTTTTCTTCAATTATCAGGCACAATAAATGAATTTGAAGATTCATTTACAAATGTGCTTACTTTGCTTACTGGAGACCAGATTGAAAAATTTGGTGCAAATTTAGAAAAAGGAAGTATTGACTTAATCAAAAAATACGGAGAAGAAATTTCAGTTGTTAACAAAGCTCTTTTTGATACAATTTCTGCAAGTGTTGATGCATCAAAAGCAATCGGAGTTCTTGATGATGCCGGAACTTTGGCTGTTGCCGGTGTTACTAATCTTGGAGTAGCTACAGATGGAATAACAACTGTAATAAATGCTTTTGGCGAAAAAGTTGAAGAATCAACAAATATTGCTAATGCTTTTTTTACTGCTCAAAAATTTGGTAAAACTACAGTAGCGGAATTAGCTACAGACTATGGTAAGATAGCTCCGATATTATCTAATGTTAATTTTACTTATCAAGATGGACTTTCGGCACTTGCTGAATTAACTAAAAAAGGTATTTCAACTTCTGAAAGCGTTTCTTATCTCAAAAATGCAATTCAAAGTTTGATTAAACCTTCAAAAGAAGCTGAAGAAGTTCTTCGTCAATATAATGTTCCGGTAGGAATTTCGGAACTTAGAGCTGCAGGTTTCACAAAAACTCTTGAAGCTCTTAACGAAATGATAAAACAAAATCCTGATGCAGTCGGTAAAGCAATTCCTAGTGTGGAAGGTTTAACTGCTGTTTTGGCTCTTAGTGGTGAAGGTTTAGAAGATTTCAAAGAAATTCTTAACGAAGTAAATACCGACATAGGTAATAACAGTTCAATGATGAATGCTTATGGTATCAAAACAGAAACAACTGCTTTCAAAATAAAACAATCTAAAGCTGAGTTCAAAGCTCTTACAATTGAACTTCGTGATTATTTAGCTCCGGCAACTGAAGCTGTAATAACTGCAACTAAAGATTTGACAAAACAACTTGTAAAATTAGTAGCTGAAGGGAATAACTTTACACACACGGTAAAAGATATTGCAAAAGGTTCAAAAGAAATGGGCGAAACTCTAACCGATGGTTTTGAAATAGAACCGGATAAATTCACACAAAAAATAAATCAAATCAATGAATCGCTTTGGGGCTTTTTCAATCGGCTTTGGAATTGGTTTGTTGAAACTGAGAAAAAATTAATGATACCGTTCAACTCTGCATTGAAAGTAATCAAAGGAATTTTTACTATTGTAGGAAAATTATTTTCGGTTCTAAAAGGTGATGTTGAAACAACAAACAAAAAACTTCAAGTTTTCAAAGATATTTTTCAGTGGCTTGGTAAAATGGGAGCGAAAATTATAAGTCCAATTACCGATGGTTTCAAAGGTATGTCTGCAGAAGTTCAAAAATTATATACCAATATAATGAATTTATTTGATAAAATTGAAAACAAAGGTAAAATTAAAACTGCTGTTAAAACTGAAAATACTGAAATTTCTAAAAGGCAACAAAAAGTTGAATATGACCAAACAACTGACAATTCATTCAATACAAAAGAAAATTTAATTATTGATTCCAAAAATAATTCTCTTTCTAATGCCGAAAAGGAAAAACAAAGACTTTTAGAATTAAAAAATGAAAAACAAAAAATTAGACAAGAGGAAATAACACAAACAGAACTTGATGCTGAAAGTTTAATTAAAAACACAGAAGAAACATATTCCAAAAAAACAGAAATTATCGTAACCAACGAAGAACAGCTTGCAGAATATTTGAGAAATCTAAAAAAAGATATGCTTATTGACGAACAGGCACGCCAGCAAGAAGATTTGAAAATTTGGAGAGATAACGAAACCCAAAAAATAAATGAGTGGGTAGCTTCTGAAGAGACGAAAACTGAAGCTCTTTTGCTTATAAATAAACAATATAACTTTAAACTTGATGAATTAAACACTTCTTTTAATGTTCAAAGAATGCAAAAATATGACGACCTGGTGCATTTTATCAATCAACAGGAACTCAAAATGCACGGTACACGCGAGCAACTTTTGCAAGTTGAAGTGGAAAAAATAAGAGAATCTTATGACCAACAAATTCTTTTGGCTATTCAAATGGCTGAAAAAAAAGATGCTTATTCTGAAATGTTTGAAAAAAGAGCTAACGAACTTAGAGTACAAAGAGAAGAAGTAGTTAATGATTTGATAAAAACTAATGAAGAAGAATTTCAAAAACAGATACAATCAACTAGGGAACAGTACGGACTTGTTTCAGAAGAAGAACGTATGAACATAGAACTTGAACAACTTCCAAATACTTATGAAGATAAATTATTATCTGAAGAAGATTTTCAAAAGGCAAAACTTAATATAATTGACAAATACAACAAAATTGACATAGAAAAGACTGAAAAAACGGAAGCCGAAAAACTCAAAAAACAGCAAGAAAACATTCAAAAAACTATTGATATTGCTAATTTTATGAGTGATTTTGTTGCTAATCTAAAAGAAAAAGAACTGACTGAAGCCGGAGATAATGAAGAAAAGAAAAAGAATATTGTAAAAAGATATGCTGATATTGAACTTGGAATTACTCTTGCAAAAATAATTGCTCAAACAGCTCTTGCGGTTGCCAAAACTATTGCAGAGCTTGGAGGTGTTGGAGCTATAACTCCGGCGGGTGCTGCTGTTATTGCCGGAACTATTGCAATGGGAGCGATTCAATCCGGTGTTGCTGTTGCTCAAAGAAATGCAATTGCAGGTTACGAAGCCGGTGGGCTTGTTACCAGAGAACAAGACAACAAACAATTTTTTGCAACGCCAACAAACAACAGAGGAATTATTTCTAAACCTTCAATTCTTGTTTCGGAAAATGGACCTGAATATGTTGTGCCAAATGAAGGTTTACGAAATCCGCAAATAATGAATTTTCTTCACATGATAGAAATGTCGAGAGTTTCCGGCAATTTGAAACGTTTCACATTTCCGAAAACAAGCGGTTTTGAGACTGGAGGGCTTTCATCAACCGCTGCTGTTCCTGTTCAAAATAATTCAAGTACTGAAATAGTAAACGAACTTCAATTATTAAGAACTGAATTAAACGCTTTCAAAAATGAAATTTCAACCTGGCAAAAAAACCTTACTGTTGATTATTTCAGTTTCAAAAACGCAGACAATCAAATTACTAAAATTCAAACAAAAGCAAATTTATGAGTTTAACATTATCAATTCCGGCAAGTCCTACTTTTGTAAAAGATGACATAAATATAACTGTTACAACATTAACCACTGGTGTAATAGCTCATTATATTGTTTTGAGTGTGATAATTGAAGGCAAAACTTATGCACTCAAACATCCGGTAATCAATGGTCAAGCGAGTTTTAATATTGCTGATATAATCAATTCAAAAGTTGATTTTACGTTTGATGAAAATGTTGTTGTTATCACAAAAAAAACATTGTTCAAAATTTGGAGTTGTTTTGCCTACGAAATTTATAATTATGATGGCGAAAATTATAATTTAACTCCGGAAAGCGTTAGTCAAATATCTTTTGTTGGTAGTTCGTTGAATTATTCTTCAACAATATTCTTAACAAATTATAGAGAAAGAAGAATAAATAGAAATGAATTTTTATTGTTATTCTTTAATTTTCCATACGAAGCTCCAGCACCTATAAATGTAGCATTGAAAATAACTTATAGTGATAATACTGTACAAGATTATATCACAGAAATAACTAATCCCGGACTAATTCAATTTTATATAAAACCTGAAAATTATCCTATTGATGCCAAATATATGACAATTGAAATTCCGAATATGTCTGAAGTTATTTTGGTTTATATTGATGATATTCCTGAAATTGATAAACAAACAATAATTTACAGAAATTCTTTTGGTGTGTATGAAACAATTTCTTTGCTGGCTCACAGAACCGAAACTGTCGAATATGAATTTGAACAGTTTGAATCCAAATTAAATAAACAAAAATTCAACGTTACAAAAACTCAAAAAACCGAAAAAGCTACTTTTTTGTTAAACAAACAATTTCAAAATGACAGTGAAGCTGCACTTTTGTTTGATGAATTATTTATGTCTGAAGATGTATTTTTGTATGAAAATAATATTCTTATTCCAATAATTATCACCGATACAAAAAGAATAGTTGAGGATACACAAAACCAAAACTACAGAATTTCAATTAACTACGAAAAAAACAGGAAAAATGCTTGAGATTAAAATTATCAAAAACGGCACATATTTCACATTGGACTTATACCCGGACACAAAATTAAATTTAAGTCTAAACAGTCCTATTTGGGAGTTTAATGAAATAATCGGTTCGTACTCTTTGCCTTTTGAAATACCGGCAACTAATAATAATTTGCAATCATTTGATTTTGTTAATATTAACGGTTCTGGATTCCAAACTTACAAAAGTGAAATTTGGGTTAATAAATTATTGTTATATGAAGGAACTATTGAAATATCAGAAACCTATGACAAAAAAATAGTTGGGACTTTATATTTTAATATAAGTAGATTATTTGAAATTAAAGACAAAAAACTATCTGAATTAGATATTTTTGGAGGTGATAAAAATTGGATTTGGTTAATTGAATATTTGCCGGAACTAAATGGTTTTGCGTTACCTGAAATTGAAAACCTTGATTTTCTGAAAGATACTCTTTTTTCAACTAAACATAAAAATATCAATAAATTTGATAATGATATTGATTTATATTATGCTCAATATGCTCAGAATGTTCCTGAAGCTTTTTTTTATCCGGTTATTCCAATGCCTTCGCTTCAATTTACTTTGTATCAGATTTTTAAATATTTTGGTTTTGAAATTATTGATGATTTTTTCTTAATTAATAATAATCACAGGTTAATTACAATTAACGTAAATGATATAAATAAAGTAAAATATGATAGTAATACTGATAAATTTGAACAATTTGTTGATACTTACAATTTGAAAAATAACATGCCTGGTATTACAGTTGCTGAGTTTTTTAAATCAATTTCTAACTATTTCTGTTTAAATTTTAATATTATAAACAACAAAGTAACTATAACTCCAATAAAAAACTATATATCAGATAATAATTTTATTGATTTAACCGAAAAAACATCTAAATCAATTAAAAAAATAGCTATCCAAAAAATTGAAGGGATTAATATTATTTGGGCTGAAAATGAAGATTTATTGTCCAAAATTCCTCAATCTCAAAATTCTACAAACAAAGATGTTTTATTTGATGCTCAATTTCCACCTTATAATTATCCTAATCCTGATGAGATTGAAGCTAACACAATTAACATAATACCAAACAGTTCTGAAACAGTTTTTACAATTGCAAATTATATCGAATTTTCAGGCGAAATAGTTTTACGTTGGCACAATTTTTCAATGTACAGTAATTTTGCATACAATCAATTTTATGTACATTTAGGTCAAAATTACTTCAAAAATATTTTCAATTCTGATAACTTTTTAGATGTAAATCTAAATATTGTACCTTATACAACTCCTACAGAACCTTATGCTTATGTACCAAAAATCATTCAACCTGGTAATTCTATGCTGAAAAAAGGACAGTTAGCAGACCAAAAGTTGCGATTAGCTTATTTCATTCGTAAAGCCGGTTCACCAACAAATAAACCTTATTTGAGTCATATTCTAAACACAAAACAACTTGATTTATGGTCTCCAAATGGAATTTTTGAAACGTATTGGAAAGAAGTTTTTGATTATCTCAAAACAATAGAATACGAAATTGAAACAAGTATTTTATTAACTTTCAGAGATTTATTATTTTTTGATTTTTCAAAAAAATATAAAATAGAAAATGAATTGTTTTTTTGCAAATCAATTCATTTTTCTATTGACATTAACGGAAATATTTCAGAAACAAATGCGGTTTTTATGCCTACATTTTATCAATAATATCTTGGTTAGCTTTGGTTAACATTTTTATATATTTGTTAGTTGTGGTCAAGTCTTCGTGTCCGGCTTGATCACGAACTGCATTTGGAGGTATTCCAATTGAAAGCATTTTGATTATTCCGGTATCTTTCAAACTATAAAATTGGTATTCCATTGGTAAATCCAGTTTTGCTCTTAATCTAGCCCATTTTGACGAAATTGAATGAGTTGACATTCCTTGATTGCCTGGCACAAAGTTATTAGAAAAAAGATAATCATTACTTGAAATATTTTCAAAGTCAAGTTGCAAAATAGCTTCTTTAAGTTTTTTGGTTATAGTTACATATCTTTGCTTTGAATTTTTAGTGATTTTTGCCGGAAGTATAATTATATTATTTTTAAAGTCAAAATAATCTTTTTTAAGCTGCAAAATTTCAATAGGTCTAATCAGACCATAATAACATAAACAACAAATTGCATAAAAATAAATGTCATTTTTTTGCAAATAATTAAATATTTTATTCAAAGTAACATCATCAATAAAATCTCTTGTTTTTTCAGTTGTTTTTTTCTTACTAATTTTTTCAAAAGAATTAGTTTTTGCAAATCCATTTTTAATAAGCCAATTCCAAAAAATTATAAAATCAGACCTATAATTATTATATCTACGTTCAGAAATATTTCTTTTTAAATATAAATATTGCATAAAATCATTTGCAACTTGATTATCAATAGAATAGATATATAGTTTTTTTATGTCAAATTTCTTAGATAACCATTTTGTAAAAATTTTGAGTTTAGATTTATATCCTTGAATAGAAGAAGGTTTCAACTCTTTTTCTTTTTGTTCAAAATATATATCAATAACTTCTAAAAATAATGAAAATGATTTTGGAGCTTCATCTTCAATATAAGGATTCCAGCCATCAGCAAGTTTTTGGTTAATACTGCGAATCAATTCAAACGCATATTGACGTCTAGTAACCTTACTTTCAATATGATTTAACTTGATTCTTTTACGAACTAATACATTTGTACTAGGGTTTGTAATGTAATAAGACACGTGCCAATTTTCTTTTTGAATACTTAGTTGGGCTGGTCGGTAGTTTAATACAGAATTTTTCATTTTTTTTTCTGTCCCGTTTCTGACCCGGTAACACTATTTGAAAAATCTAAAACCCTTGCTAGGCAAGGGCTACAACATAGTGGAGACTAGGGGAATCGAATTCTAAAAGTTAATAATTATTTTTGTAACTCCTTGATTTTCAAAGGGTATTTTTTTTGTGTTTTTGTAAGTTGGCACGTATGCGACACGGTTTTTTTGTTGTAATTTGCTGTTTTCATTTTGCTTGCAAAGTTTGTAAACATTAAATAAATTAAATTACCATTCTTCTCCAACAGAATTATTTAACATTGCTTTTTTAAAATCTAAAATTAATCCATATCTTACTTTAGTTTCAATAGATGTTTTTATATCTTTCCAAACTAAATTACTCCATTTCTTTTGCCATAATTTTGGATTAGGACATAAATTTGCATCAGTTATTAATCCAAAGCTATAACCTTTCCCTGAATTTTCATCATGAATAAAATCTGTTATAGTGTATTTATATTTACCTTCTTTAAATTCAAATTTCATTGTATATTTAACATATCCATAAGAATAAATATAATATGAAGGAAACGATTGTTGATACAAAAAAGCTCCTTTTGATATTATTATATGACTTTCTTTATCACTATATTGTACAACTTCTTTGGGATTAACATAAGTTTCTGCCAACCATATAGAAGCCCTTGTAAATAATTCGTTTGCACTTGTATTTTCTACCTTTTCTACATTAGAATAACATAATGGTTTTTGACTGTAACTAACAGAAAAAAACAACATAAATACTAAAAATAATAACTCTTTTTTCATTTCTTTTTTATTAATAAATTTATAATTACATCTTTTTGTACAAGTAGTTCATCTTTCATACGTAGCATTTGTTTGAGATATTCATTTTCTAATTTCAATTTTTCTATCTCAATTATGTTAAAATCCTGTTTATTATTATTTCCTTTAATTACTTGATAGTTGATTAATGGTTCTTCTACTCTCATTCTACTTCTTTTTTAACATTTCTATCATTTCTCTTAGCAGTGCGATTTCTTTTTTTTGTGATTCTATTTCCCTACGTAAACTTTCGTTTTCGTATGTCAATCTATCTTTTAGCGAGTTTTGATTATTATTATCACCTTTTATGACTTGATAATTTATATTACTTCCATTTTTATTTTCTTCTTCAAAAAAAGTAGTAATTGGCACTTCTAAAACTTCAGCTATTTTTTGTAGATGACTTGTTTCGATTGAATTTCTCTTAAAAATCTTATAAAAATTCTGTTCACTCATTTCAATAGATTGAGCCAACCATTTTACAGTTTTATTTTTTTTATCTAGTATAAACTTTATTTTAGCTTCTAAATTCATAATAATCAATTAGTTGAAAAATAATTAAAAAATAATTGTTAAATTATTTGTTAGTTATTAAACTTTAGTTTATGTTTGCATTGTAAAAATACATATTAAAATTAAGTATTACAAATTAAAAACCAAAAAAAATGGAATTAACTAAAAAAAATGTTAAAGAAAATTTTGATGTTTTACCACCTCATGATTTTTTCTTAAAAGAAGAAGTTAAAAAAAGGATTAAAACAGACAGTAAACTTCAAGCTGTAATTATTTATCACATGAATATATCATTTTCAACTCTAAGAAAATGGCTTATTGATAATGATTTAAAATCTACTTCAAGAAAAATGTTAGAACTCTTATTCAACTATTATTTAGTTGAGCAACCGGATACCTTTAAAAAGTTAGATGATTTTTTAACTACTAAATCTTAAACCAATGTTAGAACTTGATTTCAAATCAAACAAAACTACCGGCTATGAATTGATAGTCAGAAGTTCAATTAGAGAAGCCCATAAATTCAGCCCTGACATTGAAAGTGCAAAAAGACGTATAGAAACTGATATTGACAAAATACCTAGAGCAAACATTGCATTTGCAAAAAATTTGTATTCAGTAAAAATTGAGGGTAATGTTTTGAAAGTGTTTTACACAAACACAAAAAACGAAGTACGATTAGTAGCAGAACTTATTCAAAAAAATCAATAATTATGGAAACTAGTATTTACAAACAAACGATAGTCGAAAAAAACGACTTAATTTTTATCAAACCTTTGTGCGATTTCTTTGGAATTGATTATGACAATCAGGTCAGAAAGATAAATAATGATCCAATTTTGCAATTTGAGACGTCAAAAAAAACGGATGAAATCATTTTTGGCGACAAAAGAGAAAGGTTAGCTGTATCAAAAAGAGGGTTTTTTAGGTGGATACAGATACTTACCCCCTCAAATGTGCATGTTAGTTTGAGAGAAAAATTCCAAGAATTTCAAGTTTCAATTTTTGATTATTTGTATAAATCTGCAGTAGAAAAAGAAAACACCCAAAAACAAATAAACAAAAATTACTTTCGACTTAAAAGACTTAGAAAACTGTACAACAAAGTAGGTAATGAAATAAAATCAGTTCAAAAAGAAATTGAAATTGATATGGAACGCACCTACGGACAGCAAGCCATTGAATTTGAAAATCAAAAACAATTAAACTCATAAAGCTATGAAAAAATACAGGATCAGAGCAGGCAAATTACGAAATGGATTTTATTTTATTCCAACTATTTATATAGCAAAAAGAAATGATGTTTATGTAGGTTGGAAATGGTCATTAGAATTTAGCTTTTTATGTTTTTCGATAGGAATTGCAAAGCATCAATATTAGAAACTGAAAACTCATAAAGCTATGCAAATTATTTACAGTCAAGAAAAAAGGAGCTTGCTAATTATCTATTCCGATGGTAATGCCGTTGGCTTCATCGGAGACATAGCAATCAGAAAAGCATTAGAAATTAAACTTATAAATTAAAAGCAATATGGCAAAGTATTTTTTAAAGGACGGACAAGGTAATGTTCCCAGCGATAGAGCAGATGGAAGTTACACACGTTCAGAACTAAAACAAACAATGAGAGCCCTTGAACCTCAAGGAGGGAAATGGTTTATTTTAATAATCATCAGTGCAATTATAGGATTTATATATTTTTTCTTTTAACCAAATAACACAAACACAATGGAAGTACATACAATAAAAGTAGGAAAAACAACAACAGAAGAAATCAAATCAGTTATGGATTTTTTTAACGAATTAAGCTGGCTGTCAGATGAAATGAATGATTTTGATTTTGATGATGTTGATATAAATGCAGACTTTAGCATACTATCAAATTTTGACAAAAAACACCCTGAAAACTTCATAAAAGATATTGCAGACCACGCCAAAAGTCTATTTTACGAACGTGTATTAATTAATTGTCAAGTTTTACTTGATAATGTAGTAGATCCAAATTTAACTCATTTAGATTGGAAACCTGAATTGAAAGAACTGTTAGAACCAAAAGGTTTTAAAGATAAAAACGGAAAACAATTCGGAGCCGGTGATGTATTACAATATACCGAACACAAAGGTTATTGGTTGAAAACAGGTAAAATGTTGGTATGTTGGATTGAGGATTATGGTTGTTATGGGTATAAGTTTGAACATTCAGAATATTCAATTCCATTTACATCGCATGATGAATTACAAGAAGATATTTTTCAATACTGTGAACTTATTGGAAATATTGGTGAAAACCCTGAATTATTAACCATTTTTGAATAAAACAATGCTAATCACATTTCCAATTCAAACACAGGTAAACGTTGATGTTCACAAGCTAATTCAACATTGTGATTCAACTCAACTACATGAAATAATTCTACTTGCAGAGCGTAAACTTAACCAAATGAAAGAGTTTACAGAATTTGATGAGATTATAGCTAATAATGAAAAAAAATTAGCTGAAAACAAAAAGTTAATGAATAAAAATCTCTAAAACCATGTCAGAAATCACATACCAAGAAAAACAGGAACTTATAATCAAGGCAAAAATTCAAGCCCTTGAAAAAGTTAGAGAACGTGTACAAAAGGAACTGAAAGAACACCCGGCATCAATTCAATATAAAATTGATAACATCATTGGTGAAGATATTATTTTTCTCAAAGTCCAATTAAACCAATTATATCCACAATTAAAAATGAATAACTTATGAAAAAGCTATCAAAACAAGAAACATTACAAGCTCTTATGCGAAAATATTTGCTTGAAAATATTGATGAAATAACATCTTTTATTCTTTCAAAAAAAGATGAAAATCAAGATGTATTGTCCATAACAGAAGAATGGATGGGCAATAGCTATCCGTCAAAAATTAACCTATCAAAAGAACTATCAGAGATAAAAGCAAAATGTCAAGAAATTAATGCAGATAGATTTTTAAATGTTTATTTAGAGGTTACCATATATGAAGATATGAATAATAAATTCAAAATATGTGCTTATTTTTTAAAAGATGGAATAGATAAAATAGAAGGGAAAAATTATTATAGTTATAAATATGAAGAAAGACATTCTGTTGATGTAGAAGGTTATGCTGCTACAATTGAATTGTTAAAAAAACAATTTATTGAAAAAATAAAACTTACAATTGAACCACAAACACAGGAGGTAGTTCTATGACAAGCAGAGAACAAATTGGAAATTTAATCAATACTATAATTGATTTAATCCCAAAAAACGAAATTGGCAGTCCAAAGTTAGACAAACAAAGACTTCAACTTGCTATGCAGCTCAAAGATTGGGAAGAAAAATTAGACACTTATCTTGAAGGTGATGAATTTATTACACCAAAAAATAACACGCAAATAGCAATAGGAAACGGAAATAATCAAAACATTTATTAGACTTTTTTTATGGATTTTCAACAATATAATGACAGGTTCGAAAAAATTGCAGACAAAGCAAATTTACTTGATTTACGTGAGGTTTATGTTCAAGAAACAGGATATAAACTAAACAAAAACTTAGGTCCTTGTATTTTTTGTAACAGTGGACACGGAACACACAGCAGTTCTGATGGTGCGTTCAGCATCAAACCAAGTACAAACATGGGACATTGTTTTGCTTGTGGAGGCAGTACCGGTGTTGTTAGTCTTATTATGCACCATAATAGACTTACATACAAAGAAACAATTCATTATATTGCAAAAAACTATTTTTCTGAAACTCTCGAAAATCCAAACGAAGAAATAAAATTACACGTTCAAAAACGTGAAGCAAAAACTTGGACTAAGCCAAACGATGAAGAACTTAGACAAGAAGAACAGCAAAAACAAAAAACTCTAAACTATATATTGAAACTTGCCATTGACAACCCAAACAAAGAACTTGCAAAAGGTTATTTGTCAGGCAGAGCTATCAATATTGATTTACCTTCAGATGACTTCTTTTTTCAACACCAAGAATATAACAACTTACCAGCTGGAGTTGTTTTTTTGGACAGCGAAAAAAAATTACTCAACAAAAGATATATCTCAAACACTCTACCGGAGGGTGTCAAGAAGTCTTTTAGTTACGGAAATCTTATAAATTCCGTTTATGACAAAACTTTCAGACCTAAACATAATAACGTTTATGTTACTGAAGGGGTTATAAATGCCTTGTCATTTTACTCAATTCATTACAGTGCTATTGCACTTTTTGCAACTACTAACTACATCACAGATGTAGAAAAATTCAGAAAATACTTTGAAAATAAAGATGTAAAAATAGCTTTTGATTTTGACACCGCAGGACAAAGAGCTGCAATCAAATTAGCAAAATTCATTCTTGAAAATTATAAAGTTAATAGTATTGAAATTCTACTGTTCCAAGAAAAACAAGATGCGAATGATTTGCTTAAAAATGAATCTCTAAAACTTCATATCAATAACAAATTTAACTATTTGAAACCTGATTTGAACTATGTAAATTTAGAACTATCAAAAATTGAAGCTGATTACAAAAATTATTTTCCAAACGAAAATTACAAACTTTATTCTTATCAAGTCAAAGATGAGAAAGAAAAAAACGACACTTTTAAACTTACAAAAACAAACCAAAAAACAGCAAAAGAACTTGCTGAAGCTCTCAAAATTAACTTTGAAACAATAGAAAAACTTAATATAAAATTCCTTGATACCTATTATCATATTAAGGAAAACATAAAACACACATTTATTTCGAGTACTGAAAATCCTATTCTTGTACTCGAAAATGACAGTACCATTCTTATTTGGCGACCAAAAGCACAATATCCTTTTGATGAATATGAATTCCTCAAAACTCCTGATAACTCTATAGTTGGAACTGATTTATTATCAGCCACAATTGAAAAAGAAAACTCCGCACATCAAGCTGCAATAGCAGAAGAACCGGACAAAAACGAACGCAAAAAACTACAAAGAAAAAAGCCGGTTCAATCACTTTTTATATGTTTCAATTTGGAGGATTATATCAAAATTATTGAAATAAAAAAAGAAGCTATATTGCTGTTAAGTGATAAGTTAGATTATGATTATTATTCTGATAAACTCAAATCTTTTATAGCAAAAATCTATCTTTTGCCAAATAACACAGCACAACAAAGAATGAAAGCTCGTGCAATCGGACTGACTTATATTGAATTTTTGATATTCAAGCTCGAAAATGAGTTTAAAACAGTGGCTGATTATATCAATAGTTTGGAGGGTAATAATTACATATTTTTCAAAAAAATAAACACAGCTTTGCCGTTCAAATTTTGGAATTATGAAAATTCTGAAATCAAATTAAATCTTATTGCATTCCTTAATTTCATTCAAACAAAAGGTTTTTTCAGTTATGAAGATCAAAAGGATAGAAAAGGTTATCAATATATCAAAATTGATAATCGCATAGTAAAGTCTTTTGATGATAAAGATTTGTTTGTCAGATACATCAAAAGTTATACAAATGATTGGCTTCAAGATAGAGGCGAAGAACTGAATATACGCAACAAAATATTAACCTCCGGTGAATTTTCAGAAAAAAATATTAGTCAGTTGAAACAAATAGAACTTGACTTTGAGAACTCCGGCAAAAACTTTCAAAATTTCTTTTTTCGCGATGGTAATATGTGGTATTGCTCAAACGGAAAAATCAATGTTTATCCGCAAACACACGTCAAAAAACATATCTGGGAAAATGAGTTAATCAATTATCCGTCAAAAGTACTTGAAGCTCCTTTTGTAATTTCTTACAAAAAAGAATATCAAATATTACTTGATAATCTTAATAAATTGCAAAAAGGTAGTGAAGACTATTTGAAAATGCAATCAATGATTAAGAACACACCGGATACTCAAAAATATGAAATTGAAATCAAAAATCCGGATAATTATTTTATGCAATATTTATGGCTGACATCTTATACTTATTGGAAAGATGCAGAAAAAAAAGGTTACGAAATTAAACGTAATGAATTTTGGTCACTTTTAAAAAAAGAACAATATCTTTCACAAGAACAAATTGATGAAATGAAATTACATCTTATCAATAAAATAACTTGGTTAGGTTATTTGGTTATGGATTATAGAGGACCGGAACACGATTACGGTTTAGCAATTTTGGACGCAATAGATTTAAAAAACGATGGTCTCAAACGTGATGCAGCTGGAGGTGGAAAGTCATTAATTACACGTGCAATTTCAGAAATTAAACGTGTTCTGATAATAAAAGCTGAAGCTGAGGATTTTACACAAAATAAACACCGTTACGAAAATTATGAAAATCAAAGAGTTATTGTACTTGATGATATGCACAAAAATTCACGAATTGGTGATATTCTAACAGATTTCAGTAACGGGATTCAAATCAATCCAAAACACAAAAAACCTATTGAATTAGGACTTACAAAAAGCCCTAAAATAATCATCACCAGAAACTATATTGATGATGAAGGTATGCGAGTAAACAGACGTTTGGGACGTATGTTTGTTAGTGATTTCTTCCACGATAATAAAGGTGGAAAATACAAAGACAAACGCACTCCAAAAACATTTTTTGACCGCTCACTTTTTGAAGATGATACCGAACAGGACAAATCAAATCTCATTAACTTTTTTGCAAATTCATATTTGGCAAATCAAAAATTTGGAGAAATAAATTCACCTGTTGAAGAACTAGAACACTACAGAGCTATCAAACAAATAGGAGAACCGCTTATTGAGTTCCTTGATATTTTCTTAACACAAGAAACAGGTTATATTGATTTGGGTTGGTTGTACGAAGATTTCAAACGTCAGTACAAAGATTCATTCAGCAGCTACCAAAGGTCTGCATTGTACAACACTGTAAGCAACTTTAGAAAGTTGATTGAAATGTATTGTCAGCTTAATAATTTGGTTTACAATCCGGAAGAAATACTCAACACTGAAGGTCAAATTGTGAAACGATCTGAAAAACGAAATAATGTAAGCGGAGATAAATTAATTGCAAAGCATATTTTCATTTCAACCAAAGAAAACTGGGAAGTAACAAAACAAACATATAATACAGAACCGCAAATTCAAGAACCGGAACAAATACCAATTTTTAATATTAACTCGAATGAAGAACAAATGCCTTTTTAATATATGGAAACAACTTTACAACTTACAAACACAGAAATTTTGCAAATAATAGCAGATTATTTTGAAATAGAACCCAAAGTAATTCTAAGCAAAAACAAAATGCGTGAAGTGGCAGATGCACGCTTCATATATTATAAATTACTACGTGAAAAAGGTTTTACACTAAAACATATTGGTAAAATATGCGGCGATAGACAACACGCTGCAATTATCAACGGAATAAGAATGGTTACAAATATCAGTACCATTCAAACAAATTATCAAAATATTAAAAATAAAATAATTTAAAAAAATAAAAAATTATGGAAAGAAAAAATCAAGAATTTAAGTGTGATGAAATTTGTCAATATGATAGACAAATTAATCAAGAGTCTTATGAAAAAATCCAAGAATGGATTAAACGCTATTCTGAAATAAAAGTTGGAGATATAGTTGAAGCTCCAACTCTTGTAGCAAATAATTCTTTCATAGTTACAGAAATTGATTTGTATGGAGAAAGCAGTTATTATTCATTCGAATATACTATTTTACCTTTGAATAAAAAAAACAAACCTATTCTTAATAGAAAAAAGATAAAGGTAGATACCGTTTCAAAAGATGGAATTATCTATGATAATCCATCTTATTTTCGACAAAAATATACAGCAGCACAGTTGAGATTTAAAGATTATTATTATGCACATCGAAGAAATGATACCATTCAGTAATGGAACAGACTATATGATTTGGCAAAATAGAAATTGCTCAGTTTGCATTAATTATGAATGCGAATCGACAAATCGTGAAGAAGCTATATGTAAATTAGCTTTTGACCTTGACTATGCATTAATGGATTCAGGTAAAATTTCACTTGAAACGGCAAAAATAATTGGATATTTAGAAGACAATGGTAGATTAAAATTTTATTGTAATCAAAAAAATAAAGCTATGCCAATTTTTAAACCTTTAAAATTATATTTTGAAACACTTAAACAATTTAGAATATTTTAATATGTCAGAAAAATACTACAGCAGTCGTGTATATATGAGTATTAGAGTATATACTCATTTTCTTGCCGGACTTAGAACGCAAGTGGAAGAACTCGAAAAAGCAAATTGTGTTAATGATAAAGAAGCTCTAATTATAGAACTTAAACGCACTATTGAATCCATTTTGGATGACCTACATCAACAAAATGTAAAAATAAAAGGAATAAACTCATTCAAACCTTATATTAAGTTAGTAAATTGGGAGGCAGATTATGAACATTGATACAATTAGCCAAATAAAAAAACTATTAACTGATTACACTCAATCTGAAATAGATTTGAAACAATCAATTGATTTGCACAAAGAATTATCGAAAAAAATTGAAACTCTTATGCAAAAAATAGAAGATGATAGAAAAATACTTTTTCAACATCTTACATTATTTTTTATCGAAAAAACTAATGATGTTGAATTTATGAAATTGGAAAAAACAGACATTAAACAAATTGGTAATATTCAATTTTTATTGGGATTACCGGAAGTATAAATAAAATAAAAAAAACAACAAAAAATGATAGCAAAAAATATAACTTATAGAAAATCATTTTCAAATAGCAACAATGAAGTTGTAACAATTGGTATTGAATTAGACGTTCAAGATGGAGAAAAAGCAGTAGATGTATATAATGCTGCAAAAAAATTTGTTGAAAATAAAATTGCTGTTGAAAAAAAAGCATATAACAATGTAATTTCTCAAAATAGTAATAAACGTCAGATACTTTAATAATCAAATTTATGGACTATCTATTAAAAGAAGCAATTATAAATAAACTGTTTAATATAAGCGGTTTATCTATGGACAAATACAAAGAATTTTATGAAAAATCTTTGGTTGAAATTGATACTGAATTTGAGCAAATGAAACATCGTTTCAAATGTACGTTTAGTCATCATTTCAAAAAATCTTATTTAATAACTGAAATTGGAGAAGGTTGTAGGAAATATTCAGATTTTCATCAAAATAATGCTTATAAAGTAGGTTTTAATGAAGCGGTTTATATTCATAATTCTAAATTTTCGGAAATCACAGACGAAATATATTTATCTATTGAAAAATCTTTCGCATTAAATTGCGATTGAAAATAACGGTTGAGGCTATGAGCAGTTGCCTTGTAAATACTGTTCAATTAACCACAAATGCTAATAGGCAATTGCTTATAGCCTTTGTTATAAACTGTTTTTTATTATGAAAAGTAAAAGATTTTATTTTATAACATTCAAAGAGAATGATATTGTTTTTGGTGCAAATATCGGAATATATCCAAATTTGTCCTTATGGATTAGACTTCCTTTTATTGAAATACGAATGGGTGTTTCTTTAAAATAGTTTATAACACAAAACCAACCGCTGTTTTTTCTGAAAGAAAAAATTGTCGGTTGGCGACTGTTATGTTCTTAATTATTTATCAAAAAACGCACTTCAAAAAAGTGCGTTTTTTTTATTTTTCAATTTTTATATAATAAAAAAATATATCTAAAAAATGAGTGTTCCCGACAAAAGTAATTGTTTAATTTATTTTCGGTAACATTAAAAAAAAGAGCTTTTTTTTTTATATATATTATTTATTATTAACTCTTTAACTCTTGTTACCGAAGTGTTACTCGAAGTATGTTTTTTCGGTAACAAAGTCTTATTTTCGGTAACATTTTTTTTATTTTTTTTCTATCTTGAACTCTTGTTACCGGATGTTACCCTAATGTTACCGAAAATTTAAAATCTCGGTAACAAAATTTTGATTGATTATTAGTTGGTTATATCGTGTTGTTACCGTGTTACCGACTTTTTGGAAAACTATTAGTTTTTTTGGGGAAGTCTTTTTTTTTCGTTATAAATTTATATGTTGCGATTTTTATTTTTTCGTTTTTTTGAACTATCAAAAAATTAGTTCAAAAATTTACAGTTTAATTGACTAAAATAACTTGTTTACAAGTTGTAAACATTTGTAATATAATGGTTTAAATGATTTATTTTTGTGAAAAATAGATACTATGACAACCAATATTATCACATTCCAAAACCCAAATATGATTAAGTTCCTTAATTATAATTTGGAAAATGACACAAAACTGAAAAGTTACTTTATGATGTGGTTGAAATTAAATCTAAGTAAACCACCTAAAACTTACATACCAAAACCAAGTTCTAAACTAAAAGATAATGAGATAGTTATCAGAGTACCTGAAAATTATCAATATTGGTTTTTGTCTTTTACAAATCAAAAACTTTTAGAGAAAATTGTAACTGATTCTTTTTTTGTTATTGCTTTTGAAATGCTTTTTACAAAGCATTTTAACGAAAAACAAAATATCAGTATATCTCAAATTATTGAGAAATATAACTTAAATATTGATTTTGAAGACACTATAAAAAAACGTTTTTATCGCCTGAAAAATGGATAAAATAGAAGAAAATAACACTATTCCTGTATTTTTAGAATATGCTTTTCCGACTGATTTTGAAAATATTCTTATTAGTGATTTTGAAGCCAAAATCATTTTTAAAAATGGTTACAATTGGAAAAATCTATATTTTACTCCACTTACTTTCAAACTATTTACCGGTTCAAAAAACGGTTTTTATGGTGCTGAAATCAATTCAGGTTTTGAATTCTCTTTTGGAGGCGAAAATGTTGAGTTATTCAAAAGTCTATTTTCATTTTTGAACACAAAACTAATTTTCAGAATTACTTATATTGATGGTCAAAAAAAACTACTTGGAACAAAACAAAAACCGTGTTTGATTTCTTTAAGTTCTGAAAATCAAATCAATTCAATAACAAAATTTACAGCAGAGACAAATGATTTTTTGAGATTTATTTCTTCACAAGACCAAGAAACTTCAATACAACAATGGATTCTGTCGTATGGATTTTGGAGTGATTTGGGTGTGTGGTCTGATTCTGAATTTTGGATTGATACAAATCAAGTTTTGAAATCAATATTCTCAAAATCAATATTTCAAACAGGATACTGGAGTGATTCAGGTGTTTGGAGTGATACTTCTTTTTGGATAGATTAATAAAATAAAATATATATAATATGCCAAACGCAATAGAAAATAATGAAAGTGGACTTAGTGTCCGTAATAAGATTAACGCATCTTTTACAGAGCTTGCTCAAAAAGAAGTAACCGCCAACAAAAGTCAAGATGTGGAAACAGACAAAGCATCTACAACTAAATTTCCATCTGTAAAAGCTATATTTGACTGGGCTACAGGATTATTTGAAAAAATATCTTATAAATCACAAGATGTAAACGTTGACAAAGACTCTGTTTATAAATATCCGAGCACAAAAGCTACTTATGATAGAATTGAATCAAGAGTTTCAAAAACAAATCATTATGTACCAACAATTGTTGCTCAAGAAAATATTGAAGAATGTGAAATTGAAGATTTTATATGGTGGCATACAGACGGTATTTATCATATTGTTGGAATTTTTAATTTACTGATTATAAATCCTTCAGGAGCTTCCTTAAGTTTTTCATTACCTGTTGAAAGTCCTAATCAACATGTTTTTGGTTTATGGAATTCAGAAAATGGAATAAGTGGCATAATTAAATTAACCGATGGAGCTATAAAATTAAATTTTCCTGAATCAATGAGTCAAAAAATAGTTTTATCTGCTTATGGCGAATTGTAATGTCCTTTACTATTTTTTTTCATTGAATTATAATTGTGCTTTAATTTTCTTTTTCACTTCTAAAATTCAAATTATGTAATATGGAAATTAACTTAATAAGAGAAATAATCGGTAAGCCCTGGGCAATTGAACCAATTTACGCTTCTATTATTGGAAGTAGTGTTCATGGACTGCTTGAGCAAGCTGTTACTTACAAATCCACTTGGCAAGATTTACCAACTGTAAAACAGGATTATGAAGACATTCAAATAGTTCACGTAAAAGGTGAATTATTGAAAAATGATACCAGTTCCGGCAAAATGGGAATGAGAACAATTGGTGAACTTATTCGAGCGGCTGAAATTAACGATAATCTAAAAGGTTCAATTTTACTTATAGATAGTCCGGGCGGAACGGTTGATGGAACTATGGAACTTGTACAAGTAATTGCAAAAGCTCAAAAACCAATAGTATCTTTTGTTGATGGAATGGCTGCATCGGCTGGTTATTGGATTGCTGCGGCAACTAATAATATCATTTGTGGAAATGACTTTGCAAAAGTCGGTAGCATTGGCGTTATGCTTAGTTTTGCTGATGTTCAACCTTATTATGAAGCTCAAGGTGTAAAATTCCATAGAATAAACGCAACTCAATCAACTGACAAAAACAAAGTTTTCGAGGAACTATTGAAAGGCAATTATGATGAATACAGAAACTCAGACCTTAATCCTTTGGCTGATGAATTCATAAGAAGTGTAAATTCATTTCGTAACCTTAGCAAAGAACAAATTACAGGCAAAACATTTTTTGCAAAAGATGTACTCGGAACGATGGTTGATAGTATCGGAACGCTTGATGATTGTGCAAATTTTATTTATCAAAACTCTAAAAATAAAAATACTATGTTCAAACAAAAAACTCAAGTCGTTGTTGTTGGTGCTGATAATAGTGCAACTCCAACTTTTACTGAAGCTGATTTTCTTTCTATCCAAGCACAGCTTGAAGAAGCCAAAATCAAACTAACTTCACTTGAAGAAGAAAACCGTAAAATTTTGGCTGTAAAATCTGAAATCGAAAAACAACTTTCGACAGCTAAAGAAGAAATTGAAGAATTGAAAAAAATTGATGGTGCTCAAAGTGCTACAATTGTAAAAACAACTGATGCAAATCAAGCTGTTACAGCTCACGTTGTTAGTGATAATCTATCTTTTGAAGAAAACTTTCAAAAAATGTGTGAAATTTTTAATAACTAATTTTTAAATCAAATTATATGGCAGACGAATTAATTAATATAAGTTATCTTCAAGAAGAAGCTAAAACTTATCAAAAAGAATTAAGATTTCTTCCTTTTACTCTTTTGTTGCCGGAACTTACAAGACTTGGAATAAGTTTGTTGCAAGTGGCAAATAAAGATGTTAGATACGTTTCTGAAAGAAAAGGAGGTATTCTTAGACCTTATTCTGTTGGAATATCTGTAGAAAAGCAAAAAGAAATTATACGTTTAAAACCAAGAGAATTAGAAGTGAAAACTTCTTACATCTCAATGGAAGACCACGTACAAAACTATAGAGCTTCCAAAATTCTTAACAACCCGCAAGCCGGAACCGGCATCAACCAAACAAAGGAACACCCTTTGAAAAACTTAGTATCAACTGAAATTTTGAAAACAGTTTCAGAAGATATTTTAGACGCATTGTGTTTTGGTGAACGTGATGAAGCTGACTTATCTCCTTTGGGTTGTTTTGATGGTTATTATACACTTATTGATAATGAAGTTGCTACAAATGAAGTATCAGCAGCAAAAAACAACTTGGTTGCAACAGGTACTATAGCAGCTCCGGTAGATGAAGACGATTACGATGCAATTGAAAAAATTATTCTTTTTGTTCGTAGTACAAACAGAGCATTAAGAACAGGAAAATCTATTTTATACATTTCTCAAATGGTTTATTTTGCAGCATTAGATGCTTACAAAAATAAAATGAAATATGTAAATCCAGACCTTAATGGATTACAAAATTACATTAATGAAAATTGCGGTTCTCAAATTACAATAGTAATATCTCCTATTTTTGGAATAGGTGATTTAATGATATTGACAGTTCCGGGTAATTTTGATTTTGGTATGGATACATTTGGAGACGAACAATTTTTACAATATCGTACTCCTTACACAGATCCAAATATTTTCCAAATTTGGTTACAAGCAGACTTTGGTACTCGTATCAATTCTATTCATGCAAAAACTTTCTGTATCAATGACGGTACTCATACAGCTGAAAGTATTTCAGGTGATTATCTTGAAGAAATTGTAGTTGTACCACCTGTAACTCCATAAATTCCATCATTTTGCTTTCAAAAGTTAAGTTTTTTACTTTCAAAAAACTTAACTTTTCTTTAATAAAAAAAATAATAAAAATCTTTAAATCAAATATTTATGAAAAATCTTTTTAAAACAAAAAACATTTTATTTTTTTTCGCTTTCCTACTTTTTGGAGCTATCATGTTTTTGGGTTATGATAGTTTTGCCGGATTTATTCCGAGTGGTGCAATGACTCTTGGTTTTGTTCCTTTGATGGGCTTGCAACATGATGATGAATCTTGTAATATGGCTGGTATCTCAACCATTGTTTATGTAGCACGTACAAAAGATGTCCTGACCTGGCCAACTGTAACTAATAATCCTATTTTACCTGAAGATAAAGTTAATCTCATTGGTGATTTTGAACTCAATCCTGGTACATACTTTTATACTTTTTATTCTACTCAAGAACTTGGTGAATTTAAAGCAGATGTAGCTGGTCCAAGAGATGGAGAATATTTTCAAATCACAGGTAATTTCTTTTATCCTAATACCAACGCAAGAGCTTTGGGTATTACTACCCTACTCAAAAATGCTGATGTTGTTATTATTGTAAAAGAATTTTCGGGAAGCGGTCAAATGAGAGTTATCGGAAGTCAAGAACTACCTGCACGTATAAAAGGAAGCGAAGCTAGCGGAAAAGGTTTTGGCGACCAAAAAGGTATCACTTTTAATTTTGATGCAAGCTCTTGTACTGTACCTAAAGTTTATTATGGTGATATTATTACTGAAGATATTACTATAAGTAATTCTTTTGAAATAGATGAAAGTTTTACAAATATTGACCTTGCTGTTGCTAATTCTTTTAAATGTACCAAAACAGGAAAAACAATTAGTATTGGAAGTTATAGTAACGCTCCAGCCGGTAGTCTTGCTAGATTTTATTGTAGTGGCGATTTATCACACATTAGTTTAATACTATTTGCAGGTGCTGAAATAAGAGTAGAAAAAGGCAATTACGCTCAATTATTTTTTATTCAAGATAATATGCCAGTTGTAATTAGTACAGATATTGAAGTTTAATAGTAAATTAATATGAAAGAAATATCAGAATATTTAGCACAGGACAAAGCAAAACGCAACTTCAAAAAAGGAGTTGAATTGCTTAGTAAACACGAAAGTACTTATGCTGTAGCTTTCGGTCAGCAAATCAAAAAGGAAAAACCGGATGTACTTATGGTGCATTTGTTAGAAAATAGATTGAGTAGAATTTTACGTATAAAAGGAAATCTAGTTCCTAAAGCCAATCCGGTAGAAATTTCAAAACCTTTGGTTCAAAAAGAAAAAGTTCCCGAAAAAGCTACAGAAGAACAAAAAGAAGTAAAAACGGTAGAACCGGAACAAACAGACAAAAAAAAAGAGAACAAAAAAACAGAGCAATAGTAAATTCTTTGCTCAAATTGAACTGGTCTGATTTAACTTACGAAAAAAAGAAGTTGTTTTTCAAAAATAATGAAGCTGTTTTTCTGCAAAAAAAACAGCTTCTTATTCATAATGCAAAAATTACTGACAAAATGAAAGCATTACACGAAAAAATGAAACTCATAACTGATAATGAAATCAGGTCTGATATTGCAAAAGAATTGCTGGAATTAGATAACCAAAAATTTAATAATTGGAGACAAATAGATGCTTTTTGATTTTAAACATTACAACGTAATCAAAGAACAAATCGGAGAAATCACCGACAGTTCTTTGATTCATTTTATGACTTTTGGCAAATGGCATAGTTACGAACTGCTGTATTATTTACTTTCATTTACAGGCAAAAGAAATTCTTGAAACTGCTAAAACCGGAAGCCCAAATGCACAGGAAACTATTAATAAAATCATAAAATCAGCTAAAACTACTAATAGTCGTTATGCCTAAAGAAAAGTTTATTGATAAAATTTCACGTTATTATTTGGATAATGACAAAGATTTATTGACTCCAGACGAAAAAAAACGTAAACAACGTCTGGATTATATCATTGATTTAAAAATCAATGACTTTGCCATTTCTGACAAAAAAATTATAAACTTAATTCAAAAGAATTTTTCAATAAGTCAAAATACAATTCTTACTGATATTACTATCGCCGAAAGAATTATAGCCGGTAGTAAGTCAAATGGTATTGATTTAGAAAAAACTTGGATACGTTATTTTATCAGTGAAGCAGCAAAAGAAGCGTACAGAATAGCACGCGACAAAAACGATTCTTACTCTATGATACAAGCGGCGAACATAATTGGAAAACATAACAACACCGACAAAGAAGATGTTTATTCTGATTTGTTTGATAACATTATGCCTTTTATTCCTGAAATTACATCAGACCCTTCAACCATCGGAATAAAACCAATGAAAAATCTTGACGAAGTCAAATTAAGATTAAAACAAAAATACACTCCTATTGATATTGAATATGAAGAAATTGACGGACAAAAAGACTCTATATCTTAATCGTGCTCAAAATTATATTTTTCAAATCGGTGCAAAAAATTTGACTGTTATTGGAAGTAGAAGAGTAGGAAAATCTGAAGGTATAATAATGCCGGTTCTACTTCGCAATGTTCAAGCTATGCCAAAATCTAACGGAGCAATAGTAGGGACTTCATACAAACAAATATTAACCAGGACACTACCCGCAACTTTGCACGCACTTTCTAGATTAAATTATCAAGAAGGTGTGCATTTTTTTGTAGGACGTAGAGCTCCAAAAAAAGCTAATTTTCAAGAACCATACATTATGCCAAGAAGTTGGGATTATATTATTCATTGGTATAACGGTTCCATAAATACTTTAATTTCTCAAGATGTACCTTTTTCATCAAATTCATTAACAACTGATTATGATATTATTGACGAAGCAAAAACTATCAATTATGAAAAATTGGTTAATGAAACATTTCCGGCTAATTCCGGCTTATATCACTTCAAAGAATCTCCTTGGCATACCGGAATAACAATAGTTACTGATATGCCGACAAATAAAGCAGGTGAATGGATATTCAAAAAAAGTCAAGAACTTGACAAGGAATTACTTTCAGTTATTGAAACCATTATTTTTGAAATTTGGAAACTAAAACAAAAACCAAATTCAAATCTTCCACACATTCAAAATCAAATCAATAACCTAAATAAAGAACTAAATTTTTATAGAAGTAAATTATCTTTGTTTATGGTTCTCAACATACTTGATAACCTTGAAGTTGTAGGTGTTCAATATGTTGATGATATGTTTAGAAACCTACCTCCCCACGTTTTTTTATCTGCAATTCTTTCACTGAAAGTAAAGAATGTTGATGGACTATTTTATGCTGCTATTGATAAAAATAAACATTATTACACTGCAGTTAATAATTCTTTTTTAAATAATTTCAGGAGAAAAGATGGTTCTATTGATGTAAAAAAAGCGTGTTCTCATAAATATAATTGTTTGCAAGATACTGATATTGATAAAAACAAACCTCTTTATATTGCTTTTGATACCAATATTAACATCAATTGGATTGTTATTGGACAACCTGATTATCTGAATAACAAATTGAAAATACTTAATAGTATTTTTGTTAAAACTCCAATGATGTTGCCGGAACTTATCCAAAAGTTCTGCAATTATTATTCATCTTTACCAAACAAACACGTTGTATTTTATTATGACCAAACCTTTTTACAAGGACGTTCGGGTACAAGTTCTGAGAGTTTTTCTGAAACAATTATAAGAGTTCTTACAGCTAATAACTATTACGTTACTGATGTTTACATAGGTCAAGCTGAGCGACACGCAATCAAACACAAAAGCATTGATATGGCTCTCAAAGGACAAAAAGGTCTTATGCCTGTATTCAATGAAATCAATAACGAAGCTCTTATTTCTGCTCTCGAAAAAGCCGGAACAAAACTAACTGCACTTGGTTGGGGAAAAGACAAATCAGAAGAAAAACTGCCGGACACAGAAGAGAACCCAACCGAACACCGAACCGATGGAACTGATGCCTTTGATACTTTGTTTATTGGTTGTAATAACTTTCCTCAATACATTAGCGAAGAATCTATTATTTTAAGCACAAAGTTCTATTGATTTTATACGGACTTTGTTATTATAGTATTGCTTTTTTAATTTTGAATTAAAAGAAATTCAAACACAAAAAAGCAAATACAAATGTGTTAAAAATTTTCATTCCATTCTTACATTCAAATCATTAACTTATTTGTCGCTTTCGCTTATTAGTATTGCTTTTTCAATGTGTAAATTCTGTATTGTGTTTATCAAAAGCAAAAAATTAATACGGACTTTCATTTAATAGTAACGGCTTCGCCGTTGGGCTTGCCTTCTTTAATTTTCAAATTATCAAATTATCACATTTTCAAATTGATTTCCACATATAACGCATTTAAAAACTTGCTTTTTTTTAAAATTCCAGAGGGCGGGGCGTGGTCTTCCGACAGATAAGCATTAGAAATGCTTAACCAACTTTTTATAAATCACTGATTTATTGAATATTACAAAATAATAAACTGGTGTTTGTTTCGTTAAACTTTTTTTAAAATATTTTCTAACTTATTGAAAATCAACTATTTATATGTGAAAATTTCTTTAAAAATATTTGGTTTGTAATGTTTTTTTGTTTACTTTTATATCTCTCTAAGGGAATAATCCCAAAAACTAATTAAATTTTATTATTATGTCTATCAAAACACAAAAAAACACAGGTAAAAACGGTTTTAATCGTCAAAATTTGAAAGTTAAAGACAAGAGTAACAACCCCGAACACACCGAAAAACAAGACTTTGAAAACCTCGAAGAATTGAAAAAAATTGAGGTCAATCATAAAACCATTTTTTGCCGACAGCGACATAATCCTTCCCCGCAAAAACAAGGGCGTTTGTTTTCGCCTTAAAACATTTTTCATTTTTCTTTCAATTTTTACTATTTTTCAAACGTTAATAAACGTTAAATTCTCTAAAATATTTTGCATAGTAATATTTTTTTATTTACTTTTGTAACATCTTTAAAACTTAAAGCTGGCGGCAACAGTCTAAATTCGGCAAGAAAAAAAATGAGAACAACTCATACAACCGATTTCGAAAGTGCAAAAAATTTAGTTGAAAAAACTGTTTTAACAATTAATGAAAAATTTGCAGAGTTACTTCCTATTCTTAATATAATAATAAAAGACTATTCTTCTAATTGGGTAGAAATTTCAAGTAAAAATAACACTCCAAATCCTATTTATAACAAATGTGTTATGGTTGAAGGAGGTTTTTTAGAATACAAAAAAAATGAATTTGTTGATCAATTTTTCAAAAAAGTATCTTTAATTGATGGTCAATTATTTAAAGTTAATGTTATGAGTGGTACTTCAATTATACCGTTTGAAATAGACTTAATTAGTCATATTGAAATGATTATTAACAGATACAAAAAAATATTTAATGATTTTCCTGAGTATAAATTAGGTGATTTAGATGTTGATAATAAAATTAAAAACTTTATTATAAACTATGAAAATTAGTTGTTATTCGGTAAGAGTTAAATCTCTTACCGAAATTTCAGATAAAGCAGTTAAAATAACTTGTTTTGATGGTTCTGAAGATGTTTTCCCAAAATCTCAAATATTCGGAGAAGATTTTGAAGTTGAAAAATCTGAAGCGTACTGGATAAGTGCTTGGATTTTAGGCAAGAAAAATATTCAATATTCTAATAAAAAACAAGCTTTTTTTGATTTTGAGTCCGGCAAAAGATTACCGGATATAATAATAGAAAAACACGTCCCTGAAAAAATTAACCCTATTAAAACACAACCTATTAAAGAATTACTAAAATGAAAAAAATATTTATATCAACTCCGTTTCCAATTATTAAAAATAGTGAACAATTACAAGATATACAAAGTCATGTTAAAGAAGAATTAAACATTGACATCAAAATAGTTCCTTATGAATGGGAAGAAGACAATCAAACAGGAACATTTGAAGTTGAAGATGAGCAAGCTGATGATGTTATTTGTATTTTGCACGAATTTGGCGATGTTCAATGCTTTTACGCAGAACCTAATATGATTTACGATGAACAGGGTAGAACGATGGGCTGGTCAAATGCTATTGACTAATCAAAAATCAGCTATTTCAAAACTTAGCACTTACAAAGTAGGGGCTTTGTTTATGGAAGCCGGAACAGGCAAAACAAGAGTTGCATTAGAACTTGTTAATTCGGTTGCTGATGTTGATTTGGTGATTTGGGTAGGTCCTTATGGAACTATTAATCCCAAAGAAAATCTGCCGTCAATAAAAGATGAAATCAATAAGTGGAGAGGTTTCACTGCGCCGGTAATTTATGTTGCTATTGAGAGTCTTCAAAGCTCTGATAGAATTTATTTGGAGCTTAGAAATATGATTGAAACGGCTGATAAACCATTCTTAGTGGTTGATGAAAGTTTGAAAATCAAAAATAGCACGGCAAAAAGAACTAAACGTCTGTTAGACTTTAGTAATATGGTTGAATATAAGTTAATTCTTAACGGGACACCGTTAAGTCGAAATTTATTAGATTTATGGAGCCAAATGGAATTTCTATCACCTAAAATTCTTAACATGGGCTTATCTGAGTTCAAAAATACTTTTTGTGAATACACAAAAGTAACCAAAAGACTTGGTTATAGGTCATTTACAAAGGAGTTTATAACTTCTTACGAAAATATTGATTATCTATATAGTTTAATTCATTACTATATTTATGAGTGTGATTTGAATTTGCAGATTACACAAATGTATAATGTTATTTGCTACTCTTTATCAGACGAAGAAAAAGAACAATACAATTATTTCAAGACTAAATACTTGGATAATGAAATGTTATTTTTCAAGAATAACAATATTTTCTTAGAAATGACACAAAAAATGCAACACGTTTATTGTTGCAGTGATGAAAAGGTACAGAAAGTTAAGGAGTTATTTGGAACTATTGATGAAAGCAAAACTATTATTTATACAAAATACATAGATAGTCATAATTTATGCGAAAAAATGTTCCCAAAAGCTACAATTCTAAGCTATCAAAAAGAGAGCTTTGGGTTAAATTTACAGCAATTTAACCATACTATTTACTTTGATAAAATTTGGGATTACGCTTTAAGAGTTCAAGCCGGAAGGAGAACCTTCAGAACCGGACAGCAATTTGACTGCAAATATTATGATTTAACTGGCAATGTAGGACTTGAAACATTGATTGATAAAAACATTGATAAAAAAATATCTATGGTTGAGTACTTTAAAGGAAAAACTAAAGAAGAATTAAAGGAGTTGTTATGAATGTTTGCGAAGCCACAATAAAAAGATTAGAGTTTCTATTTAATGAATTTGAGCAAATTGTAATATCTTTTTCGGGAGGAAAAGACAGCGGTGTTATGCTTAATTTAACTATTGATTATGCTAAAAAAAATAATCAATTAAATAAACTTTCTGTTTATCACGTTGATTACGAAGCTCAATATCAAATGACAACTGACTATGTTATTGAAACTTTTGCAAATTTGCCTAAAGGAATAAAACAATATTGGATTTGTTTACCTATTAAGGCACAATGTGCTACTTCAATGTTTCAATCATTTTGGCAACCTTGGAAAATTGAAGACAAAGAAATTTGGTGTAGAGAAGTACCAGAAAATTGTATTAATGAAAGTAATTTTCCTTTTAATTTTGATTATGAAATATCTGATTATGAATTTAATATAAAATTTGCAAAAGCTATATCAAAACAAAAGAAAACTTGTTTTCTTATTGGAATAAGAACACAAGAAAGTTTACACAGGTATAAAGCTGTAAACAAATTTTCAGATAAAAATGAATATAAATCAAAAAATTACACATCAAAAGTTTCTGAAAATTGCTTTAATGCTTATCCAATTTATGATTGGTTAGTTGATGATATTTGGATTGCTAATTATAAATTCGGTTATGATTACAACCGGCTTTATGATTTGATGTATAAAGCCGGATTAACTCCATCGCAAATGAGAGTAGCAAGTCCTTTTAATGATTGTGCTACTGAAAGTTTGAAACTATATAAAGTAATAGACCCAAACAACTGGGGGAAATTAATTGGTAGAGTAAATGGAGTTAATTTTGCCGGATTATATGGAGGAACAACTGCAATGGGTTGGAATGACATAAAAAAACCTTCTCATTTTACTTGGAAGGAATATATGTACTTTCTATTAGATACTTTACCGGAAGAAACAAAACAAAATTATTTGCGAAAATTAAAAGTTTCTTTTGAATATTGGCTTGAAAAGGGAGGAGCTTTACCAAATGAAATTGTAAACAAATTAGATAATAGTTTGGAGTTTCAAAATTTGGGAGCACCTAAAAACAACAGGAATTATACAACGGATTATCAAGTCATTAAATTTAAAAAGTATTTAGATGAGATTGATATAAAAAACCCAAATTTATTACCTACATATAAAAGAATGTGTATTGCAATTATGAAAAATGATACATCTTGCAAAACTCTTGGTTTTGGTCAAACCAAAGAAGAATTGACCAGAC